TATTGGTATAAAAGAACATTAAAAGATGGATTAAAGGCTATTAAATTAATTATTGGTTTAGGTTTAGCTGTATCTTTTGGATATACTCTTAATTTACCTATTCGTATTTTATTTTTTAGTTGGGTATTAATTGAATCTTTAATTGAAAAAAATTAAAATAATAAAAAATGAGAATAGGATTAACTGGTACAATGTCGTGTGGTAAAACTACATTAGCAAAAGCATTAGGTGAGTTAGATCAATTTAAAGGTTATACTATACAAACTGAACGCAGTAAGTATCTTAGCGATTTAGGCATTCCTCTAAATACTGATTCTACTCTACCAGGTCAATTTATATTTTTAGCTGAGCGTGCTAGTGAATTATTACAGGAAAATATTATTACTGATAGAACAATATGGGATGTATGCTCATTTACATTATCAGCAAAATCAATTAATGATTATGAAAAACGTACATTTATTGAATCAGCAATGAATCTTAAAGATTATTATGATTTAGTTATTTATGTATCTCCACGTGGTATTCCTGTAGAAGATAATGGTCTTAGAACTACTGACTTATCTTATCGTGTTAAAATAGATGCTGTTATTCAAATGGCATTAGAAGAATATAAACCTAAAAAGTTAATTACGGTTGAAGGTACAACTGAGGAACGTATTGCGACAATTTTACAAAGTATATAATATTTATACACATAACAAATAGAAATGAAAAAATCAGAATTACATAAAATTGTTCGCGAAGCTATTCAAGAAGCAATTAATGAAGATATGGCTGCTGATCAAGCAGCACAAACGGCTAAAAAAGTAGCTATAGATAAAGAAATTATAGCTCTTCAAAAAACTAAAACTGAATTAGGTAAAGAAACATCACCCCTAGCTGAGGAAGAAATTGATGAATTAGCAAACGTAGCAGTACGTTATGAATTAGCTCCTGGTACTAACGCTGGTGATTTTAGTGGTAAGAAAAATCGTATTATTACTGCAATGCAAGCTACAGGCGAACCGATGTCTAAAATTGATGTAGCCGGTGAATTAGGATATGATAAACAAAATCCAATCAACGCTGATTTTATGGCTCTTGTTGCTGCAGGAGCAATTAACCAAGCAGGTGGACAAGCAGCACCACGTCTTAATCGCCCACAACCAGCAGTTGTTGAACCAGAAGATGGTGAAGATGTACCAGCCGGATATGAAGGACCAGAAGGTGGTATTGAAGGTGATATGAGTGATGAAGAAATTGAAGCATCATTCGCTAAAATGATGGGTGGAGATGAAGAAGAACCAGAAGCAGGTGAAATTGAAACCGCGGATACAGCATCCAATAAAATATCTGATGAAGATTATGAAGCATTTATGCAATATACTGACTTAGAAGATCGTTTATCTAGAGTAAAAAGTAATATTTTAAAAGCAAAACGCTCTGCACCATCTATGGGTGATCTTACAGATACACCGTCTAATGAATTACAAAATTTACGTGATCTTAAAACTAGATTACAAACTAAAATGGATGGCTTGTTAGCAGGTAATGAATACCTTCAAGCTCGTCAAGCTAAATTAAATAAAAAAGCAGCTCCTGAAGAAACAGAACCACTTGATGAGTGGACTAAAAACAGAATGCAATTTTACGCTGGAATAATAAAATAAAATATGAAAAAATTAGTATTACCTTTAGTTATTGTAGCATTATTGTTTTGGATTTTTGCAGATAAATGCAATTATAATGTATCCGAAGATGCATTTGCTCGTAAACAAGATAGTTTAAATTATGTTGTTGATTCTTTAGAAGTTGATATTAATAAAAGAGATTCTGTTATTGATGAATTATATAAAGTAAATATTGAACTTGATTATCAAATTGGTCATCAACAAGAAAAAATTAAAATAATTACTAAATATACTGATTCTTCTAAACAGAAAATAGATACATATACTGAAGAAGAACTCATATCTTCATTTAACCAGCGTTACCCAAAAGACACAACTACTAACCCACTTCCACTAGCACAACCAGTATTAATTGCAGCTGCAAAAGATTTAGTTGAATTAGATGGTGCTAAAGAAATAATAGTAGTAAAAGATAGTATTATTAGTTTAACTGAAGATAAAGTAGTACTTAGAGACAGTATTATTACTCATTTTTCTGATAAAGAAGCTAATTATAAATCAATTATTGGTATTAAAAATACCCAAATAAATGATCATAAAATACAATATGAGTCTTTAAAATTAGAAAATAAGAAACTTAAAATTAAAGCTGACATAGGTAAAATAGGAGCGGGACTAGCAATAGTTGGACTTACATTTTTGCTTATAAAATAGTTCTACCTTAGGAACACTCCGTTTAGCATTCTTAGACCGATGCAAAAACAAAGCCTGACCCGTAAGTCAGGTTTTTTTTATATATTTATATACATGAGTCAAGCTAATATTAAAGAAATAATAAAACAGGAGTATATTAAGTGCGCCACGGATCCTGTACATTTTTTTCGCAAATACTGTTATATTACACACCCAATTAAGGGAAGAATATTATTTCATTTATATCCATTTCAAGAAGGTACACTAAACGATTTTAGAACTAATCGCTTTAGTATTATAAATAAATCAAGACAATTAGGTATATCTACATTAGTAGCCGGATACTCACTATGGACGATGCTGTTTAATAAAGACAAAACAGTACTTTGTATAGCAACAAAACAAGAAACTGCTAAAGGAATGGTTGAAAAAGTACAGTTTATGTACAATAATTTACCTTCTTGGCTAAAAGGTAATCAAAAACCTGTATCAGATAATAAACTATCATTAAAACTAGCCAACAATTCCCAAATTGTAGCTACATCAGCAGCATCAGATGCAGGTAGATCTTACGCTGTATCGTTATTATTAGTGGATGAGGCTGCGTTTATTGAAGGTATTGATAAAATATATACTAGTATTAAACCAACCATCGCTACTGGTGGAGGTATTATAGCATTATCATCACCAAATGGTGTTGGTAACTGGTTTCATAAAATGTATACCGAAGCTGAAATTAATAAAAATGACTTTAAAGCAATTAAACTAAAATGGGATTTACACCCTGATAGAGATGAAGCTTGGGAACAAAGAGAACGAACAAACATGTCACCAAGAGAATTTGCTCAGGAATATGATTGTGACTTCTTAGGATCTGGAAATTCAGTAATCGAACCTGATTTATTATCATTTTATGAAGAAACTTTTATACAAGAACCTATTGAGCGCCGCTTTATGGGTGGTGACTTTTGGATTTGGGCTTATCCTGATTATAGTAAGCAGTATATTGTATGCGCTGATGTTGCTCGCGGAGATAGTAGTGATTATTCTGCGTTCCATGTCATTGATGCAACAACTTGCGAACAAGTGGCTGAGTATAAATCGCAAATCGACACTCGCACTTTTGGAAACATGCTTGTTTCTGTTGCTACTGAGTATAATAGTGCTTTACTCGTGGTGGAAAACGCAAATATAGGATGGGATGTAATTAATACAATTATAGAAAAAGGATATCCTAAATTATACTATTCACCTCGTTCGTATGGTGAAATGAATATGGATAAGTGGTTAGATAAAATGGAAAAGGAACAAACAGTTCCTGGATTTACAACATCCGCCAAAACAAGACCTCTTGTTATAGCAAAGATGGAGTCGTACATTCGAGAGAAAGTATTTACCTTTCACTCTAAACGTTTGCTAGAAGAATTACGTGTCTTTATTTGGCAACATGGTAAAGCTCAAGCCCAAAACGGATACAATGATGATTTAGTAATGTCACTAGGAATGGGATTATTTACTAGAGACACAGCGATGAAATTTTTTGAACAGGGGATGGACTTAAATCGAGCAATGGTATCTAATATTACTAGAACAAGCTATGAAATAGGTCCAATGCTACCTAATGGACAATTAAATCCATTTGCGATGAATGACGGCCGTGGGGGATTTGAAGATGCATCATGGATACTAGGGTAATAAATATTTATTGATATAATAAAAACAAAATAATGGCAGATAACCAACCGGGTTTATTTAATAGGTTAACACGTTTATTTAGTACTGATGTAATTATCAGGAATGTAGGTGGTAACCAATTAAAGGTAATAGATGTAGATAAGATTCAATCCTTTGGTAATGTAAAAACCAACGCACTTATAGATAGATTTACTAAACTTCATCGTTATGGCGCTAATATGCCATATAACCCAACAATAAACTAACAAACACTTCGTATTCAGTTATATACTGATTATGAAGCAATGGATACAGAATCTATCATAGCATCAGCATTAGATATTATAGCTGATGAATCTACATTAAAAAATGAATTAGGAGAAATATTACAGATTAGAAGTGCAGATGACAATATTCAACGTATTTTATATAATTTATTTTATGATATTTTAAATATTGAATTTAATCTATGGTTATGGATTAGAAATATGTGTAAATATGGTGATTTTTATTTACATATGGAAGTTGCTGAACAATTTGGTATTTACAATGTAACACCACTATCAGTATACGATATGGTTCGTGAAGAGGGACAAAATCCCGAAAATCCATCTTACGTGTGTTTTAGAATTGACCCAATGGTAATTGCTGCTGGTGGTATGAGTTCACGTGTTAAAGATAGAGATGGTAAAATTAAATTTGAAAACTACGAAATAGCTCATTTTAGGCTATTAACAGATGCTAACTATTTACCTTATGGTAGGTCGTATATTGAGCCTGCTCGTAAAACATATAAGCAGTATGTATTGATGAAAGATGCGATGTTGCTACATCGTATTACTCGTGCCCCTGAAAAACGTGTATTTACTGTAAACGTTGGTAACATACCTCCACATGAAGTAGATGCATACATGCAGAAGATGATACAGAAGATGAAAAAAACTCCGTACATCGATCAACAAACAGGCGACTACAATTTACGTTTTAACTTACAAAACATGATGGAGGATTTTTATCTTCCAACTCGTGGTAATGATACAGCTACTAAGATTGATACTATTAAAGGATTAGAATATAATGCTATTGATGACGTAATATTTTTACGTGATGAAATGTTAGCTGCGCTTAAAGTACCAAAAGCATATTTTGGATTTGAAAAAGATCTACAAGGTAAAGCTACACTAGCTGCTGAAGATATTCGCTTCGCTCGCACAGTTGAACGTATTCAACGTGTTGCTTTATCTGAACTATATAAAATGGCATTAGTACATTTATATGTTCAAGGATATGAAGGTGAATCATTATCAAACTTTGAATTATCATTAACTGTTCCATCAATCATCTACGAACAAGAAAAGATTGCATTGTGGAAAGAAAAAGTTGACTTAGCTAAATCAATTCAAGATACTAATCTATTACCTTCAGATTGGATATATGATAATATATTTCAATTCAGCGAAGACGAATTTGATGAATACCGTGATCTAGTAATCGAAGATAAGAAACGAGTATTCAGAATGGCTCAGGTTGAGAACGAAGGTAATGATCCAGCCAAAACAGGTAGATCGTTTGGTACACCACATGATCTAGCATCGTTGTATGGTAAAGGTAGAAATGGTGTTGGTGAAACAGGAGCTGTACCTCCGGGATATGATGAAAAACGTCCTATTGGCCGTCCTATAGAAAAGGCATCTATGATTAATACACAAGATGATCCATTAGGTAAAGATAGATTGGGTAGAAAAGATAATAATACACGCTCAGCACCTAATGAAACTGGCGAAGGAACACCAAACGGTGGATCGCCTGTAGGATTATCTGAAGCTATGAAGCATAAAGGATTATTTGAAAACATGAATATAGCTCGCAAAGTATTAGTGGTTGGACCTGACCAGGAACCATCACTATTAGATGAGAAAAACATTAAGGAAATATAATAAATACATATTTATCGATAGTGCACACTATTTATTATGAAAATAAAACATTCTAAGTTTAAAAATTCAGGCATATTATTCGAACTATTGGTTCGACAAATAGCATCTGACACTGTGTCTAATAAAGATTCTGCCGCTATTGGAATTGTTAGAAAATATTTTAACAAATCTGAATTAGCTAAAGAATATAAATTATATCAAGCATTAATTACGCCTAAATCTCTTAGCGAAGCTAAAGCCGAAACGTTTATTAATTCAACGTTAGAAGCTTCTTTGCGTTTAAATAAAACCGCTTTACGTAAGGAGAAATACAATATAATTAAAGAAATTCGTGAACATTACGATATTGAAGAATTTTTTAAGGCAAAAATTAGCTATTACAAACAATATGCCGCTGCATTTAATTTAATTGAATCACATAATTCATTAGAATTTACTGATCCACAGCATATCATTGATAATAAGATTACCTTATTAGAGCATATTACACGTAGAGAAATTGATAAAGAAAGTGTAAAGGATCGTGTAATGGAAGAATTTACTAGTATGGATAAGGGATCTCGTATCTTAGCTTATCGTTTGTTATTAGAGAAATTTAACAGTAAATATGCTACATTATCTGATCGTCAAAAGTTAATATTAAAAGAATTTATTAATAATATTACCAACACAACTAAATTACGTGATTTTGTTAATAATAATTTTGCAATAATTACTGAGCAAATTACTAAAATTATACCTACAGTATCTGATAAAACAACTCAGATTAAATTAGCTGAGGTAATTACATTATTACATCCATTAGACAAATCACAAAGTGTAAAAGATGAAAATATTATTTCACTTTTACAATACTATCAATTAATTGAAGAATTAAAAGCAGTTAAATAGTGGATATTAAAGAATATATTAAATCACTTGTACGCGAGATGCTAGACGAAATGTCTGTTTCTGGTGATGCTGGTGGTTATTTATCTGCTATGGCCTTCTCTAAAAAAGGACAAGGTCCAAATGCTGCTACTAAACAAGCACAAAGATCAGGATGGAAACTAGCACCAGGAATGCCTAAAAATTCTAAAGTGCTTGATTATAAAGAATTATGGAAAGGTAAAAAATCATCTATGAACGAATCATTAATAGACATTATTAAGCAAGAATTACTTAATGAAGTAACATATTCTAAATTTAAAAAAGATGTAAAGCACAGAACTAAATCTGAGCAATTACATAAAGCAATCCGTGAAGTAAAACGCAAATTAGCTGAAATTGATCGTATTGTAGAATATACATCACGCATGAAGCAAGAATTAAGTGAAGATGAAGGTGGTATTTCATATTGGAAAGCAACCCAAAAGAATGTTTCTCAAATATCAGAAATGGTAAATCATCTTAATAATAAAATTAAAAACTTACAGCAATAATGGCAAAAGGTAAAGGTGGTGAAGTCCACAAATTAACATTCGGTAAACGCAAAAAAGGTAAGGCAAAAAAATCATATAACAAGCACGATCGCTCTGAAAAAAACTATCGCGGACAAGGAAAAGCATAACAACTATGAAAAGTATAAAAACACAGTACATTGACTTAATGGAAGGTAGAATGTCACAATATAACTTCATGAGAAGTTTACGTATGTCATTACCTCAATATATTACTAATGTAACTTCATTTAAAGATTCAGTTAAAATCCTTAAAAATAAGGGTATATTAAGTGAAGCTATGGGTGGTGATCCTATTGAAGCTACTCTTAAATCTTATTTAGCTAAAGGATATTCATATGCCGAGGCTATTGAATTAACTGCTGCTGAGCAAGGTATGGATGAAGAAGTACTTATGTCTCAATACCCTCAAGATGCTGTTGATACTGAAGGATACGAAGATGAAGGAGATGATGAAGAATTTATTGATATGATTGCTAAAGCTAAAGAAGAAGAAGCAGGAAAATATACTAAGTTTGATGATTTTGAAGGTGGACTTAGTGAAGCTAAAGAAATAAAAGGTAGTAGTAGTAAAGAACAATACTCTAAATTTAGTGAAGTCGAAAAAGACAATCTTCAAGAATTAACAACAGGCATCAACATTGAACATGAATATTTTCCTAAAAAAACATACGAGGAAATTGAAAAGATTGTATTAAAAAATATTAGGAAAAATCCTAACTACTATACTGATTTTAAATTAACTGGTATTAGAGATTATAAACCACAAACAATGGATGCTTCTAAACCAGAAAGCCATCAAATAAAGTTTGTTAGTGGTGAAGATAGCTATGTTGATAAAGAAAGAGGAATGAAACCTGTTAAAGGGTTTGAAAAAGCTAAAGCATCATCAAATAAAGCTAAAAAAGAAACTAACAACGGTGTTAAAGGTGTTAGTGAATTAACTCATAACGCTCAATCAGTTCGTGGTTTACAAAAGTTTGCTGCTACTGGTGGTAAAATGAAAACTATTAAACTTAAAGAAGATTACGAAAGTTTTCTTTCTCAAAAAAGAGGCGAAGAAGCAAGAGCAAAAAGAGTAATGCAAGCTACTAACGCAAGCGGAATTAAATTTTCTGTAAACGATATAGTTACTGCTCCTGATGGTAAAGAAATTAAAATTACTGGCTTTACAACGGGTAAAGATGGAAAAATGAAAGCTATGTATAATGCAGGTATGTTTGCTGATGTATATAACCTAGATGATCTAGAGAAAAAATCATCATTTAGACCAGGTGTTGATTTAAGTAAATCATTTGATAAATTTAAATCAACATTAGAATCAATTGTACGTGAAGTAATCAATGAAATGTATGATGGTGGGTCTGAAGACTTAGCTGCTATGGCTAGATCATCTAATGCTTTAAGATATAAACCTGAAACACAAGCCATAGCAAAAAAAGCAGCTGAAAGTGCTAATAATAAAGAAGAAGCTGCTAGTTTAGCTGTTAAACTAGCTAAAGCTAAAGGTATTACAGATAGTGAGCAGATCACACACATTATTGATTTAGCTACTTCTAAATTCATGAATGAAATGTATGATGGTCGTGATGATATGAATGTAAAAAACGAATACTAATATGAACAAATCATTATTAATAGACCATACACCATTTCAACAAGCAAATCTAACAATATTAGAAAATAAACAGTTAGGTGAAGGCAAATCTTTAGTTACCCTTGTTGGTAAACTACAAGAAGCCGAGCAAAAGAATGGTAATGGTCGTGTATATCCTCGCGAAATTCTTGAAAGAGAAGCTAAAAAATATGCAGACGGTCCAGTAAAAACCCGCACTGCTTTAGGAGAACTCGATCATCCTGAAGCATCTGTTGTTAACTTATCTAACACTTCACACGTTATTACAGAAGTGTGGTGGAAAGGAAACGACTTAATGGGCAAATTACAACTATTACCTACACCAGCAGGTAACATTGCTAAAGCATTAGTACTATCAGGTATACCTTTAGGTATATCATCTCGTGGTATGGGTAGTGTTAGACAATTAGGTGAAACAGTAGAGGTACAAGACGATTTTGAATTATTATGTTGGGATCTAGTATCAGTACCCTCAACTCCAATGGCTTATATGTCATTAGCTGAATCTAAGCAATATAGATCTATAAAAGATTATAGTAAAGTAAACAGTTTAATAACTGAAATTATTTGTAATGCAACTGGTGTTTGTCCACTCTGTTAAAAATTAAAAAATGAAATATATTAACGAAGCAAAACGATTCCAACAATTAGCAGGTATCATAAAAGAAGAAAACGCGAGTTATACGATTCATCTTAAAATAGATGGCAAAACCGTAATGAGCAGAACATCAGATAGTAACCTTGATAAGAACAAAATGAGCGATAACCTAACAGCTCTTGAATCAAAATACAAAGATAAGTATGATTTTAATAAAGCAGAAATAGTAGTATTGGATCCAAGTGGTAAACAGGTAGGAAGTCTAACCAAGGAAGATCAGAAATATCTAAAGTGGCCGTATACTGGTGGATCTAACTTCGGCGGTGGTGGCCAAGGTAGTTTAGGTGGACTATAGATGCTACAGGAGGAGAATAAAAACTAAACGAAGTAAAAGGAAAAAAGTAATTCGCGGCTTTTAATATCTACATATATTTATGGGCATCCTACAATAGGTTGCCCATTCTTTATGCAACCTCGGGTATTACTAAAACCCCCTATTAAGATTCCTAATAATCTTATTTCCGTAATTAAATTTAAGGAGAAACAATTTATGTCAAACAAAGACCTATTTAAAGAGGCCATCGCCGACGCTAAAGCCGTACGCGAAGCTGCGTTAGCAAACGCAAAAGTTGCTCTTGAAGAAGCTCTTGCCCCAAAACTTCAATCCATGTTATCTGCTAAGTTGCAAGAAATGGAATACGAAGAAGATATGGACGAAGCTAAAGACAAGGACGAAGACAACATGGAAGAAGGATTTTATTCTAATGAAACAAGCGACAAAATTCAAGACAGATATAGAGCTACCGGCGCTGTATCTGAAGAAGAAGAGCTTGAAGAAGATTTCGACTTATCTTCTATCTTAGCTGAATTAAGCGATGATGAAGATAAAATGGATGAAGCTAAAGATGAAGAGGAAGTTGAAGTTGAAGACGAAGAGTCTGAAGACGAAGACGAATCTGAAGAAGAAGCTAAAGACGAAAACATCACAGACTTAACTATGGATGAACTCAAAGACATTATTAAAGACATTATCTCATCTGAAATGGACAGCGACGAAATGGGCGCTGACATGGAAGATATGGGTGGTGAAGATGAAATGTCAATGGATCTCGATAGTGAAGAAGGTGGTGAAGAAGTTGGTATCGAAATGGATACTGACGAAGAAGAAATCGACGAAATCGATTTAGAAGAATTATTAGCTGAACTTGATGCTATGGGTGATCAAGACGAAAACGAAGGTATGTATGAAGCTAAAAAGAAGAAAGAAGACGACAAAAAGGGCAAAGGAGAAATGGATGAAGCTATTGCTACCATCAATACTCTCCGTAACGAACTTAACGAAGTTAATCTTCTTAACGCTAAGTTGCTTTATGTAAACAAAGTATTCAAAGCTAAGAATTTGAACGAATCACAAAAACTCAAAGTAATTGCCCAGTTTGACAAAGCAACTACTGCGAAAGAAGCCAAAGCTATTTTTGAATCAATGAACAATGCTATCGCAAAATCAAAGAAAAGCACTATCAAAGAATCATTAGGATTTGCTTCTAAAGCTGCTGGTGTAGCGCCTAAAAAACAAATCGTTCAAGTGGACGAAACAATGTCTAGGTGGCAAATGCTCGCAGGTATTACTAAATATTAATTTTTTAAAAACAAAAATTCATTTAAAATGAACGTACAACAATTACTCGAATCATCAAACCAATACAAGAATGTAATGGATGATGCTCAAAAATTGTCGGCTAAATGGACTAAATCCGGCCTTTTGGAAGGAATTAAGTCTACAACTGACAAAAACACAATGTCAATGTTGCTTGAAAACCAAGCTAAACAATTGATCTCTGAAGCTTCTCAAACAGGTACTCAAGCAGGTGGTGCTGGTGCATACAGCGGCGAAAGCTGGTCTGGTGTTGCCTTGCCATTGGTTCGCCGTGTATTCGGTGAAATCGCTGCTAAAGAATTCGTTAGTGTACAACCAATGAACTTACCTTCTGGTCTTGTATTCTATCTTGATTTCAAATATGGTACTAGTGTTAACCCATTTGTTAGTGGTGGTTCACTTTATGGTGCTAATGCTTCTAACAACGTAACTAATATTAACTCAGCTTCATTGTATGGTGCTGGTAAGTTTGGTTATTCTATCAACCAATACTCTGCTTCTATTACTAATGCTGGTACTGGATCTGCAACTTGGACTGATTTTAACTATAACTCTGAATTCTCAGCTTCTGCATCAACTTCTGGCTTTAAGAAAATCACAGTTCCCTTACCTTCAAATGCTGATGTGAACGGTGTTCGTGCTTTCATCATTACTTCTGGTTCTACTATTGGTGTTGCTCAGAACTTACAAGAATTTACTACTGTAACTAATGCTACAGCTTCGTTCTTTATAACTGGTTCTGCAGTATCTTCCACTATGTCTCCATCCGCAGCAACTGTAACATTGTTCTACGATGTACAACCAGATGCTACTAACCGTGGTGATTTTGAAGATGGTCAACCTAAAGTAGGAACTACTAATGCTCCAACTACAATTTCTATCCCAGAAATTAACGTTCAGTTGAAATCTGAATCAATCGTAGCTAAAACTCGTAAGTTGAAAGCACAATGGTCTCCAGAATTTGCTCAAGATCTTAATGCTTATCATAGTGTTGATGCTGAAGCTGAATTAACTGGTATCTTAGCTCAATACATCTCTATGGAAATCGACCTCGAAATCCTCGATATGTTAATCCAAAACGCTTTCACAACTGAAAGATGGTCTGCAGTTAACAACCAAAGATTTGATGCAGGTACTGGTGCTTTTGTTCAAGATTCTTCTACAACTGGTGGTTTCTACAACACACAAGGTGGTTGGTTCCAAACTTTAGGTACTAAATTACAGAAAGTTTCTAATACCATTCATCAGTTAACCCTCCGTGGTGGTGCTAATTTCCTCGTTACTTCTCCAACTGTTGCTACAATCCTCGAATCAATCCCTGGATTTGCTTCTGATGGTGATGGCGAGAAAATGGAATTCAACTTCGGTATTCAAAAGGTTGGTTCTCTTAACAGTCGTTACAAGGTTTACAAAAACCCTTACATGACCGAGAACGTAATCTTAATGGGTTACAAAGGTGCTCAATTCCTTGAGTGTGGTGCTGTATTTGCTCCATATGTTCCATTGATCATGACTCCATTGCTTTACGATCCTAACACCTTCACTCCTAGAAAAGGATTGATGACTAGGTACGCGAAGAAAATGATCAGACCTGATTATTATGGTAAGATCTATGTTGCTGGTTTGAATACTCTTTAATCTAGTATAACATAATTAACCCCGTAAGGTTAAATTTAAAGAACCCGAGCGCAAGCTCGGGTTTCTTTATTTATATTTATATGAAACAAATAAATCGTTTATGAAGGAACCCAATCGTGTACGTAAGAACGAAATTAAGTCAATTAATGTTTTGCAGTTAAATGAAGAACAAAAAGAAGCAAAGCGATTAATAGTAGAAAATCAAATCGTAGTAGTTACAGGTAGAGCAGGTAGTGGAAAATCATTAGTATGTGCTCAAGCAGCATTAGATTTTCTTAAGAAAAAACAAATAGATTGTATTTACAATACAAGAGCAGCTATTGAAGTAGGCAAATCATTAGGATACCTCCCAGGAGCATTAAGTGAAAAATTTGATCCATATATGGAAGCATTAGTTGAAAATCTTAACAAATGCTGCACTGACAAAACTGAAGTAACTAAACTACTTCAAGATGAAAAAATTAAAGCACTACCAGTACAATTTATCAGAGGTAAAACAATTGACGATATATTAATCGTTGAGGAAGCACAAAACCTAACCAAAGGTGAAATGTTAGCTATATTAACACGTTTAGGAAAAACCGGCAAAATCGTTATTAACGGCGACAACGAACAGACCGATATCAAATCATCAACGGGTGAAATAAACGGTTTAAGTTACGCTATCGAATTATCCAAAAAAATTGAAAATATTAAGTGGATTAAGCTGAAGGAGAACCACCGCTCTGATTTAGTAGGTAAGATACTTGAATATGAATATGGAAAGTAATAACTATCCAATATTTATACGTGTTAAATACTACTTAAACAATGGCAGCAAAAGCAATAAATCTAAAAAAACTGTGGGATGAATATTACGGTGATACATCGTATTTAAATCCTGTCAAATGTAATACACCATTTGAATATTATACAAACGATCCTGAATTCGTTCGTGATGCTAAAAGCAGTACACGCTTTGTAGCACAGCGTTTAGGCGCTAGTGGATTGGGATTAACTCAACTAAACATTAGTGATCTTACTGTATATGCTGCTTTTGAAGAAGCAGTTACCACATACGGTAATTTAGTTTATCAATATAAAGTTAGAGATAATTATATTAATATAGAAGGATCTGATACAGCGCCTTTTAATAATAATACTGTTACTTATGTTGATAGTATTGATATTAACTCTCCTGTTACTTGGTCTGCTGCTAGATTGGCCACATATGCTGATATTAATTATGATGCACATTTTTCCCAATCAATTGTTAATGGAAATATTTACACAATATCAGCCTCAGTATCTAATTTTGTGTTACCTAATATTGATTATGTTAAATCAATTACGCTTGCAACTGAATTTGTAACAGCAAATACAGGTTTAACTGTTGATTTAAGTACATATGTTTATAATCAATTAAATAGAACCGGAGGTCCAACAAGTGCTTCTATTATTACCTCTGGTGATAGCTATGTTTACTTATTTACTACTAGTCCTCAAATAGCAGGAGGTAATGCTATATTTGGAACTGGATCTATCCCTACTGTTTATATTCAAGATAGTCTAGAACCAGAATTAAATAATAAATTAATTACTAATAATTTAGCTACATTAACAACTACTATTGCTGAAGACTATGCTTCTGAAGCAGGTATTGGTGGTAATTACAATGTAATGACAGGTAGTATAGAAATGTCTGCTGGGGTTCAAAACTATGACTTAAATGCCTGGGCTGCTGCTTCAGCATCATTAGATTTAGGTGATAGAATTGAAATTAGAAGAATATTTTATGAAGAACCACCTGCAATTGTTCGTTACTTTGACCCATACGCCGGTACAGGTACTGGTATTCAATCATTACTTGAAACATTTGGTTTTGGTCAGTTTTCTCCTGGTATTAATTTCTTGTTAATGCCTATTAGCTTTGACGTTCAAAAAATACAAGCAATTGAGCTTAATGACCAAATAAGAAAAGCAGCATATTCATTTGATCTAGTAAATAACCAACTAAGAATATTTCCAATCCCAGATACAGAAAGACTTTTACGATTTGAATATATTAAAATTAGTGACAAATATAAACCTGTAAGAGATACTAGAACAAATGTCGTTACAGATATAATGAATGCTCCTTTTAGAAACCCAATATATTCTAAAATTAATACTATAGGAAGAACTTGGATATTTAAATATACATTAGCATTAAGTAGAGAAATTGAAGCACATATCCGCATTCAATTCGCTAACGTTAATGTTCAAGGTGTAGGTTCACTTCAAGGATCTGAATTAGTAGCAGATGCTAGAACTGAAAAAGAAAGCTTAATAACAGAATTAAAGGAAATGCTAAATGAAACATCAAGAAAAGGTCAATTAGAGCGTAAACAACTCGAAGCTGGCTTTACTCGTGATACCTTACAACAAATTCCTTTACCTATTTATATATTCTAATGAAGCAATTTTTAGGAGTACAAAGGTATATTAATTTAGGAGATTGTGACCCTGGAAATTTTCCAAACACTGCTCCTACAGCTTCGGCTACTAAACCAGGTGCTCCTTCAACTCCTTCAGGTCCACCTGCTGGCGTTACTATAATTAACAATTATATAGATCAAGCTATACAAGCACAAATCAACTTTTCAAATATGAAAGTTGGTTATTTTAAGATTGATTTATATAAAACAATAGTTAATATGTATGGTGAGGCAACTGAAAAATGGTATTATCCTCCATTTGAAGTTAAATGTTTAATTGAAAGGGGGGATTTTGCTTATTCTGATACTGAATATGGTCCTGATATAAATCAGACTATGACAATTAAGATACCTAAATTAAATATAGACGAAACTGGATTAAATTTTACCCCTGAAGTAGGAGACATAATAACTGATCAAGAAAGATATTACCAAGTAAATACAGTAGATAGATCATTTATAACAATACCAGGAAGTGGAGATGCAGGTTCAACAGTTGGAACCCCAGGACAAATAGTCCTATATTCATTAGGTGCTTATTTAACAAGAACAACAAACCTTAATTTAATAAAATACAGCTAATGGGATTATTAGGTAAAATAATATTAAACGAAGGTATTACAATATTCAGATGTGATGTTCTGATTAAAACTCGGGCTGATCAAAATAAGGTAGAAATTTATAATGAGATTAGAGCATTAGAAGGTGTTGTTGTTGTTACTATTGAACAAAGTGATTTTTTAAATGCTAAAGCAACTAAAGATTATGAATATTCTTTACTTAAAATAAAATATATTGGTAGAGGAGATGCAAAATCTTCAATTAAAGATATTGGTATAGATGCTGTAACTAAAAATAGAGTTCCTGGTTTATTACAGTTTATACCTAGATACTCAACAATTAATAAAGTAGGATCATATTAATATTATAAAGATGAAATTATTAGACATTATAAAGGAATTAGATCGTCCAAAGCAAATATATGCTGATAAAGATCCACGTAAACAAGTTAATATTACTGATTTAACTCCTGAAGAAAAAGATAAACTATTTGCAGACGGATCTTTATTAGTAAAGATGCCTGCTGACCCTAATCGCCCTGAAACAAGTGTATCTCAAGTAATTAACTTGCCTAAAATGGATCAAATTAAAAAAGACATCATTCAATATAAAAAAGAATTTGATGTGTTTATGTTTTCTACTGACCCTGATATCCAGGTAATAGCAAAAGAAATAAATAAAAATTTTAACCAATTATACAGAGTATTAAATGCTCTTGATAAATCTATTGATTTAAAAAAAAGAGGTAGAACTTAATGCCAAGAGATAGAAAACCGATACCAAAAAACCAAGCCGAAATAGTACAAGATACTATTACTCCTTTTCTTAATCAGGGGAAACCGATTAGTCAAAATGTATTCACTCATCGTGATAATAGAGCATTAAACACTACTCGCAAAACTGATAAGATAAAGGATATTACTATTGGTTTGGAGGATATTGATCAAGCTCTTAAATATTACTTTGAAAATATTATTAAACCAACTGTAGTACAAGATGGAAACAGAATGGATGTTCCTATTATATATGGTTCTCCGGAACGCTGGAAATCAGTTCAAGCAGATGGTTATTATAGAGATACTAATGGTAAGTTAGTTTTACCTCTTATAATGTATAAGAGAAGTGGTATTGAAAAAAACAGATCATTAGGTAATAAAATAGATGGTAATCTAGCTTCATTATTTCAAGTATTTGAAACAAGATATAATCAAAGAAATCAATATGATAAATTTTCTATTTTAAATAATAGAATACCATCAAAACAATACTACGTTTCTGTAGTACCTGATTATGTTACTATAACATATGACTGTGTTTTATTAACTAACTATGTAGAACAAAACAACAAATTAATTGAGGCAATTGAATATGCTGCTGATTCCTATTGGGGTGATGCTAATAGATGGCAATTTAGAACATCATTAGATAGTTTTGGTATTACAAATACTATTAATACAGGTGAAGATAGAGTATCTTCCACTACTGTTAGTCTAAAAGTAAACGGATATCTTATTGCTGATAGTATTAACCAACATCTATCAGATACTAATATGCATTATTCCCCAGCTCAGATTATATTTACGATGGAAACATCCGATAGTTCTGAAACATTTGCTGCTAGTAGTAAACAAACAGCACCTAAAATAGCAATGGGCGGTGCTTCAATTTCTGATTCTTATAACGTAAACATAACAAATGTATCAGTAAATTTATCTGCAAATGTAGCTACTTATTTAGGAACAAGCAAAACAAAATACGCTAGCACAGTAACAACGAATACAGCAACGTTTACTGCTGCTTTCTTAGCAGCACCAGCACCTTTACCAGCTACCGATAAAACTAGCTTTACATATTTTGTAAATGGTCAGTTAGTAGATATTAATTCAGTTATTGACTTTATAGATAATGGAAATGGAACATGCACCTTAACTGTAGATACTAGTTTGTTAGGGTACATATTAATTTCAACTGATCAAGTAATAGCAATAGGTAAATTCCAATAACATGGCACGATTAAGATTAGAACAAGTATTATCCAATCTATTTTTTAGTAGTGGATCTCTTATTCTTAGTGGTAGTGGTGGGATACCTGCTCTTATTATTTCAGGTTCTGCTCAAGTAACTTCAACACCAACACAAACAGGCTCGTTATCAATTCAAAATATTGATTCATTTGGTGATAGTGGTAGCTTCTTTACCATGGACTTAGGGGACTATTAATATTTATTAACGGCTATATATATAGCTTTCACCGTTAGTATATACTAGTATGTCAAATCAATTTTTAAAATTACGCCGCTCTGCGGTGCCTGGTAGAATTCCTACCACTTCCTCTCTTGATTTTGGAGAGATAGCTTTAAATACATACGACGGTCTGGCTTTTATGAAAAAGTCAGGTTCTAGCGGTGAACAAATAGTTACATTAAGCACAAGCACTAATACTTCTGGTTCTTTTACAGGCTCATTTTCTGGTTCATTTACTGGTTCATTATTTGGTACTTCAAGTTGGGCAAATAATGCTACTACTGCATCCTATATTCTTCAAGCAGTATCTGCTTCATATGCAATAACAGCATCAACAGCTACAAGCGCATCCTTCGCTTCAACCGCCTCAAGCGCCGATAACTTCACAGTAAGAGGTACACTAACTGCTCAAACTATAGTAGCTCAAACGATTACATCATCAACTGAATTTGTAACTGGATCAACAAAATTCGGTAGTTTATTAACTAATACACATCAGTTTACTGGTAGTGTTAACATAACAGGTTCACTTACAATAAATGGATCTTCATTTACTGCTGCTACTTCAGGCACTAGTGGAACTAGTGGTACAACCGGAACTTCAGGCACAAGTGGTACATCAGGTACAACAGGCACCTCTGGTACAAGTGGTACAACGGGCACAAGTGGCACTTCAGGAGCAAACGGCACTAATGGCACTTCTGGCACAACTGGAACTTCAGGCACTTCAGGTGCAAACGGCACTAATGGTACTAGCGGCACCTCAGGCACATCAGGTACAACCGGCACAAGCGGAATAAATGGTACTAATGGTACTTCTGGTACTACAGGTACATCTGGAACTTCAGGTATAAATGGAACTGACGGCACAAGCGGTACAAGTGGAGCAAACGGCACAAGCGGCACCTCGGGTACTACAGGTACTACAGGTACATCTGGTACAAGCGGTACCTCAGGAATTGATGGCACCAATGGAACTAGTGGAACTACAGGAACCTCTGGTACAAGTGGAATAA